GAGGGCAGCGGAGCGTCTTGCGAGACGCGCCTCGTTCTCCTGGGCCACTGTGTTGAGGCCTAGGTCAATGGTGAGCGTGGCAGCGTCGCGGAGCTGTATCTGCACTACGCGCATTCGCTCGAAGCCATGGGCTCTGCGGACCGAGACCCAATCGCCCAAGCTGTAGTGGATGCCTGGGAGGGACTCGGCTGACGCCGCGTCTTCCGTGATGGTGAAGGAGTAGACAGGCGCCGAGTTCAGCGCGATACCGGGGGCCGCGAGGATGCCAGCGGTGGTGGAGTCGGTGACCCCGTTGCCGGAAAGTACCGCCTCGAGCCGTCCGTAGCTGGTGAGACCAGGGGATTGCGCCGCGAAGGTCCAGCTGTCGGCCTCGCCTCGGACCACCTGGTGAGTGGCGATGTTCTCGATCGACCGCGTGACCGGAAGCGCTTTCGCCGAGATGCCCACACGAACGGCGCCGGTGCCGGCTGAACGGTCTGTGCCGGTGTTGGGGTGGAAGAGGCTGAGGGTGCGCTCGTGGGTGGCGTACTCGACTGCGAACTGATCGGCCATTGACTGCAGGATCGCCCAGGTGGTCTGGCCGGGCTCGTACTGCATGTCGAGATCCTCGAGCGACCAGCTGGCGCCGGCCGAGTCGGCGAGGGCAGTGAAGTCGTAGCCGAAGCCTTGGCCCCAGCCTCGTGCAGTGGCCTCGTCAACGAGGCTCCGGATGATGAGGCCTGCTGAGTCTGTCCAGCGGCGGGCATCACCGGAGACGCTGTGAAGCGCGGTTTTCGAGAGCAGCCACGTGACTACGTTGACGCACTGCATCGACACGATGCCCGCAGGGTCCAGCTCGTCCCACGTATCCCGGGTCGAGATGAGTCGCGCGTTCGGCAGCTCTTCCCAGCGGGATCCGGTGTAGTGCTCGACGGCCAGCTCGATTACTTCGGGGAGAGGTCCAGTGACAGCGCGCGCCACCTTCACGGTCGCCGTCGTGACGGTCCCGATGGGCGCCGTTAGATCGATTGAAAGGTGCGGGAGGATGCCTCCGGCTGCGCCGCCGGGGTGGTACCAGCGGGCGCGCAGTGCGTAGGTGCTCATGGGCTGCTTTCTAAGCGAGGAAGGCGTTGCGGCCGCGGATCTCTGCCGCCGCGCCGCTTCCGCGTGCGGTCGTTTCGACTACGACGGCGCCGCGGGTGGATGCCAAAGTTGAGGAGAGGGTCGGGGTGATGCGGAGGAAGTATCGGCTCGGGCCCATTGAGATGAGGGTCGAGTCGACCTCGGTCCCACCGGTCCAGGTGTCGCCGGCCAGCCATGCGCGTCCTGTGGCGGTGTCGATGCGCAGGGTCTGTCCCGTCGCGACGTCGCCCCTGTATGAGATCCACGTTCCGCTGCCGCCGGCATCTGAGATGACGGGGTTTGAGGCGGGCCCTGTGATGCGAACGACGGCGTCGTCTACCCGGCCGGTTAGTCCGGGGAATGCGGTGAGCGGAACTGCACCGTTGGTTAGGGCTGCCTGCGTGGTGACGACGGGGCCGCGGAAGAAAAGCCCAGGGATGGCGAGAGAGAACGTCACCTCGGTGTAAGGGGTGTCGCCCAGTTCGCGCGAGTTGAAGCCGATCGACGCCAGTTCGACGTCGGCGGAACCGGGGCGGTTTGAGTCCGTCAGGTTCAGTGTCTGCTGAGTGAGAAGAGTCCGGAGCGTTGCTAGAGAGCGATACTCGGTTCCGACCGTGATCGACTGTGCCGGGGTCGCTTCCACTCCGGGGAGAGGCGTGGAGCCGTCCCGCCGCGGAGTCGTCAGCTCTGTGCGGGTGATCTTGTGCGCGGCGTGCCGCTCGGTGGCGCGGAGCACGGTCCAGCCGAGCGGCGCGTTGTTCAGCGGATGGCCGTTGAGGGCGAGGGGGAGCATGAGGTGTCCTAGAGGTTGGCGCCGATGAGCTGAGAAGCCCGGGTGGTCGTGGTGCTCGTCGGTTCGGCGAGCGGGTTGTTGATCGTCAAGTGGACCGACGCGCCACCGCCCTGAGCGGAGGGGTGATCGAGCGGGATGACCTTGGATCCAGTGCCGAGGCGGAGGATCTCTGGGCCGTTCTCGCCGACGAGCGTGTCGCCGGCTCGGGTGATCTGGCCGCCGCTTGCGAGCCCTGGGACGTCGGAGGTCTTTCCGGCTTGCAGGCTCTCAATGAGCCCGACGGTGCCGACCTCGCCCCAGCCCCAATCGCCCAAAAGTCCGCCGAGGGAGAGCATGTATTCCATGAGCCGGAGGTAGCCATTCAGCACGTGAATGAGCGCGTTGATGCCGTGGATGACGCCGTTTACGGCGTGCTTCGATGCCTCGCCCCAGTTCGTGAATCCGTCGCTTGCCCAGTAGAGCCAGGCGCCGAGACCAGAAAGAGCACCGATGATGGCGGCGATGACCCAGACTGCAGGGTTGGCCAAGAGGGCAGCGTTGGCCGCCATGATGGATACAGCCCAGGCGGAGAAAGCGGCGACAAGCACGGTTCCGATGACGATCGACACGATCTCGACCGCGCCGGGAGTGGTCAGTAGCCACTCGAGTAGCGGGGTGATTACCGAAAGGATCTTCTCGACTGCCGGGAGTAGTGCATTGCCGAAGCGGGCGCTGAGGTTCTCGACCTGAGCGGCGACGATGCGCTGCTGGTTGGCCATGCCGTCAGAGGTCGCGATGAAGTCACCCTGGGCGAGGGTCGTGTTCTTCATGATCACGGAGTGCGCCGCAAGGACCTTTTGCTGGGCTGTGAGCGAGCCCGTACCGTTCCAGATACCGAGCTCAGTGGCTGCGGCTTTGAGGGCGACGTCGTCGAGCATGACGCCGTATTTCCGCATCGGCTCGGCTTCTCCGCGAAGGGCGCTGCCGAGGGCGGTGGCAGCTTCTCCCGGATCGACGTTGTAGAAGGAAGCGAGGTCACCAGCGAGCACTGTGAGCTCCTTGGAAAATTCGGCGTTTTGGTTATCGTCGAATCCGGCGATCTTGCCAAAGACGCCGAAGGTCTTTGCCGCATCTAGGGCCGCGAGCTTGCTTTGGCCAAGGGCTTGGTCGGCGCCGGTCGCCCACTTGTCGATGTCTTCATAGGCGGTGCCGAAGACCGCTCCCACGGCCGTTCCCGCCTCCTTGAGGTCGGAAGCAGACTCGATGGTTCCGCTGATTTGGCCAATCGCCTTCTGGGCGACGACCACTCCGATCGCGGCGATTGCAGCGGTGTTGAAGGTGTTGCCGAAGCCGGAGCCCGCGTTCTGCCCGGCGGTGGTAGCAATGCCCTGCACGGGTCCTAGGGCCTGCTGCGCGGAGGGCCCGATGTTGTCGCCTGATACGACCAGGCTCATGTAGGCGGTGAGAAGCTCGACGCCACTGGCGGGTACGGCCATGGTGGGCCTTTCGTGAGGTGTGAGAGGGCCGGGCCCGCGCTCGTGTGGCGCGGGTCCCGGCTACTTCCGCTGGTGCAGCGCGGCGACGGTGGCCGGGCTTGCCCGGGCGGGTGCCGGTGGTATGGCTGCGGAACCCGCAGGTGATGTCTCGCCGGGCTGCCGACGTGTTGTGGCCGGTCCGTTCATCTGCTCGGCCCACGCTGCGACGTGCGCGGGGTTGACCCTCGCGCGAGCTTCCGCTGCGCGCTTCTGCTCTGCGGCCTCGCTCGCTTTCACGAGGGCTTCTGGGCGAGGAAAGGGCTTGGGGCGGGGTGATGGGCTCTTGGAGCCCTGGTTGGCCATGAGCCAGGCCTGCAGCATCGAAGTGTCGATCAGATCCGCCGTGAGCGATTCCATCTGCCCCCAGCTGTGACCGTTCACGCTGAGGTAGAAGAGCGTGCGGCTGTCGGATCTGAAGCCGATCGTGAGGATCAGCAGATCGCGCCAGGTGAGGCGTTCGGAGCCGACGTCTGCCAGCCTGAGGCCTAGCCGGAGGAGGTCAGCCTCCATCGCGATTCCGTGGGATCGGAGCTCGCGGTGGAGGGCTAGGATTCCGGGAGGGTTACGCCCGATTCGTCGAAGTAGGCCTGGTGGAGTGCGGCGAGCTGGCCGCCGTCGAGCTTGCGGACTGCTGCCGCTGCGCCCCCATCGGAGGTGAACGCCAGGAACATGTCCGCGAACTTGATGGAGTCGGTTTTCATCTCGGAGAGCTCTTCGATCACGCCGATCGGCGCGTATCGGAGGAGCGGAAGGGAGTGGACACTGCCGTCCAGGAGCTCGAAGGAGAAACGGTTTTCGGGGCGATCGGATTCGCTTGGGGTGACCTTGTAGACCATGTGCCGTGGCTTTCGTTTGAGGGTGGAGTGCCGTGCTGCGGGTGGTGCGCCCGCCAGGCGCACGGCAGGCCTGGCGGGCGGGTTTGGGTGCTACTTAGCGGCTACCGCTGCGGCCGCGGAGGGGAGCATCGCGTTCAGCTGAGTGATCTCGGTGACGCGGATGTTCGTTCCGTCGCCCGGGCTGAGGACGGCCAGGCGGGCCTCGTACACGACGCCCGGGAGCGCCTTCGAGTAGGTGACCTCGCCGGTGACGATGACCTGGGCGAGCTTGATGATCTCGATCTTGCGGTTCGGGTAGTCCTCGAGCACGATCACGTAGACGCGTGCGGGGCTGATGTAGCCCTCGACGAGGCTGAGCGTGATGGTCAGGCCGTCTGCGGAGACGACCACGTTCTCGACGCCGTTGAGCTCGCGGAGTACCTCAAGGTTCAGGGCCTCAAGGAAGGTGAGAGTGTACTCGAGCGGGTGGTCGGTGACGCTGTTGCGGATGTTGCGCCCACCAGCGTCGACGATGCTCTCGACCTCGGGCGCGCCAGTGCGGGTGATGCCGTCCTCGCTGATGGCGCCGAGCTGAGCCCATACAGCGGGCAGAGCCGTGGTCGCGTCGGTCGGGTAGGCGGTTCCGACGGGTGCGGAGTAGAGCATGCCGGCGATAGCCGGGCGGCCGATGAACGTGTTCGCGTTGATGATTTCGGGCATGAGAGAGTCCTTAGCGCTGCGCGCGGTAGTTGATTGAGTGGATCTGCCGGTATCGGGCTCTGGACGGAGCACGGCTGTCCGGGTATTCGGTTGGCCGACCAGCTTCTGTGACGGCGTAGAACTGGGTCTCGCCGATCACGTTGATCGTCGGCATGAGCGCGCGGACGAGCTGGGCGAGCTCGCGCGCTTCGGCATCGGAGTTGCCCCAGGTGTCGAAGCTGACGAGCGGCGTGTCCACGACGGCGGAACCCAGGAACCCACCGGTGTCCATCACCTGCAGGAGCGGCTTGGGCTCGAGCTCCTGCCAGTGGCCGGGCGGTATCTGGCTCGACACGACGGCGGTGGATCCGTGTGCCTTGAGTTGCTCGCGGAACCAGCCAGCAAGGAGAGGCTGTATGTCGAGGAAGTTGATCAATGGATGTCTCCCATGCCGGCGTTCAGTGAGCGAGCGAGAACGGCGGTCTGTTGGTCGAGCTCATTAGCGGCCTGTGTTGCCGCTCGGACCTTCACACGAGCGCGCCGTGATTTGCCGCGCTTGCGGGCCCTCTTGACGGTGAAGTGTGACGGGAACGGCGACGGCACTCGGACGCCGGCAAGGTCCGCTTCGGCAGAGTCGGCGATGAGCTGCGCCCGCTGTTCGAGGATGAGGTAGACGCTCTCGTGCGTCATGATCTCTTTCCAAGCGGCGGCGCGGTAGCGCACCTTCTTGAGCCGGTGAGTGTTGTGGTTGATGATCGGGCTCACAGGTCCACCGCCACCATCTCGCCTTCTGCGTACTGGGTGAATTCAGTCGGGCCTTCGGCCCAGATCAGCTCCCAGCGGACTTCGTAGAATCGCTTCTTGCCTCGCGGGTCGGTGAATTCGACGCGGTCGCCGTGGTCTAGATCGGCCGTGAGGGCCACTTGGATCTTGTGTGTGGCCTCGGCTCGGTGCTCGCCGTCCGCGGCGCTGAGCGCCCAGAGGAGCGCTTGCAGCGTGTGTTTCGTGGCGGCCGGCCCCATGCCCCGGTGGACAGTGACTGTATGCGGGCGCCGAGAGGCGCCGTAAGTGTTCAGTAGGCCCATGGTCAGCCTCGGATCACGTAGGTGGAGAGCGCCTCGCGCTCGTGAGCCATGAGCACTACACCGCCGGCGACGCCAGGCGCGGTCAGCGATCGCTTCTCTCGTACCGTGCCCGCGGACGCCTCGATGAGGCCGCCGGGGGAAGCGGCAGCGCGGGATGCGATCTCACGCACGATCTCGGCGAGGTGATCGGAGTAGGGGTGTCCGTGTGTCAGGGTCACAGTCATGCCGCGGAGACGGTGCGTCCACCGGCGGCCGTCGGGGGCGCGGAGGCGGCCGTCCTCGGACCACTCGAGCCCGGCGGGGTCGATGGCGACTCCCGCGTTGGTTACGGCGCTGATCGCGGTGACCTTGAGGCTCGGCAGGAAGGCGGTACCGTCTCCCGGCCCGTCGATCGTGATGGTCTCCGTGACGGAGGGCGAGACGTGCCAGCCGCAATAGTTGCGTACCGCCTCTGAGGCGGCTGCGATCAGTTCCGTCTCGCGGTCGAGCACGCCCTCTATCAGGAGGCTAGGGAGGTCCGGCATGAGTGCCTTTCGGATCGTTACTGGGCGGCTGCTGCCGGGGCTGTGGCGGGCTTGGAGGCCGCCTTCGTGCGCGGCTTGGCGATCTTGTTCTGTGGGCCGGACGGGGCATCTGGCGTGGCGGTCAGGCCGTATCGTTTGGCGTCTGCGTCGGTGTACTGGACGGTGATTTCGACGTCGCCGATGAGGATCGGGTAGTTCTGCATGGTGTGGCTCTCTGTTCGTGTGGCGGGGGCCGTTTTGAGGCGACCCCCGCCTGAGTTACCGCTGGACTACGCGGCGGGTGCCGCGGCCGAGAAGGAAACCTTCACGAATGCGGAGGGCTTGCCGACCTTGAGGCCAGCGCGCTGCTCGGCGACGATGGTCGTGATGCCCAACGTGAAGTTGCCGTTGTGCGAGTCAGTGCTCTTGACCTTGACGCCGCCCTTGCGGAGGAACGTCGCCGTGGTGAATGCGCCGACGAGCGCGGTGCCCTGGGCGATTGCCGTGGTCACGACGGCCGGGATCGACCAGACCGAGTTGCTGATCGTCGCGACGAATGGGCCGGCGCCGAGGTACGCGCCGTTCTTGTCCTTCGACAGCGCGATGCGCTCGAAGTCGAGCGGGTGGATGACCATGGCGGTCGCCTGGCGGCCGGACGCGATCGCGCCGAGCGTCGCCGCGCGGTGGAGGGCGTCCACGTTGTCAGTCGTGTTCGTCGCGGCGAGGGTCTGCAGGCCGGAGCGACGCAGGAGGCCAAGGAGGTTCGGGCCTACGCCGTCGCCATCCAGGATCTGCCGGTCGACTTCGATGGCGAGGTCCACGACGAGGTTGCCGTTGATCTCGGACGCCACGTACTCCAGGTCCTCGCGCATGTCGTCGCTGAGCTCGGTGACGCCGGCGATGGTGCTGATGCCTTCGCGCTTCTCCTCGTAGGTGTAGGTCACCTGCGCCTTGGCTTCGCCCTCGAGTACGGCCTTGATGGTGCCCTGGACGGGCAGCTCGACGCGGTAGACGACACCGTTTCCGCCGATGTTGCCCTGGGTCAGGAGGCCCTGGACGGACGGGGCGATGCGGGTGTTCGAGACGATCGAACGGTCCTGGTCGTTGATCTGCGAGTCTCCGACGAGGGTCGGGTCTCCGATCGCCTTGAACTCGGTCGCCTCCGACTTAGCGGGGACGCGCCCGTCCTTGAGGCTCTTGACGAAGTGCTCGCCGAGGCTGTGCGCGGCGTCCGCGGCAGGCTCGGCGGGGCCAGCTGCCTTGATGCCGGAGAGGGCAGCTTCGCCGGCCTTGATCGCGGCGATCTCGTCGCTCGCGGCCTTGAGCTCGGCAGGCAGCGCCTTCAGGCGCTCGGTCTGCTCGGGGGTGATGGATCCGGCGGTGAATGCGGACTTGATGGCGGCGAATTCTGCCGAGAGTGCGGTGAAGTTCAAGAGAACGATCCTTCGATTTCGATGATGCTGATGAGGTTGCTGATGTGGTCCAGGGACTTGGCGCTGATCGCGTCGGCCTCATGGGCGGGCGCTGTAGCGGGAAGCTCCTCCGCGTTGGCCGGTGAGGGCTCCTCCGCGTTGGCTTCTGGCTCGGCGATGGCCTCGGCAGTGATTTCGTCTTCTGGGGTGAGCGCCTTCGCTGTGAGGTGGGCGCCCAGGGTTTCGTACGCGGTGCGTGCGATGCCCTCTTGCTGTGCGCTGAGCGGCTGCCCAGCTTTGGTCGCGAGGATGGTCTCCAGCGCGGATGCGCTGGACTTGACCTCGCGAAGTTCGGTGGCGGGGTTTACCCCGACTAGGCAGGGCCCGGCTTCGAGAAGCTCGAGCTCGTGGAGCTCCATCACGGCGACGCCGTCGCGGTCGGACATGACCGACCGGCGGATCTTGTAGCCGAAGGAGAATTGCTTGATCCTGCGGGCCTTGAGGAGCTTGTAGACCTGCACTGCGGTGGGGTTTTCACGGTCGATCTGAGCCTTGACGAGGAGCCCCTCGGGGGTCTCGACGGCCTCGATGATGGAGCCGAGGTGAGCAAACGGGTCCTCCCAGCGGTGCGAGAAGATCCAGGGGATCGGGTCGCCGGATGCCGTCCACTCCTTGAGGGAGTTGGTGAACGCACCGGGCATGACGATGTCGCCGTACGTGTCGACGTTTCCGAACACAGCGACGAGGGCTTCGACGATGAACTCGCCGTCGACCTCCCCGGCCGATTTGACCTTGGCATCGTAGATTTTGGTGTCCACTAGGTGGGCCTTTCGTTAGGGAATGTTGACGTCGACGGAGCACGCGCAGCCGGCGTTGCCGTCGGCGCCGAGTACCGGGTCTCCGGGCCACTGGGCCCCGTTGGAAAACGGCTGGCCGACGGGCACTGTCTGGCCGGCAATCGCCGCGTGCTCGGGCCGGGGATCTCTCGAGTTGACGGACCACGTCTTGGTCGCCTTGTTGCCGGCTACCTGCGTTCCCGTCTCGACTAGGGCGAAGCCGACGAGAGTGGTCACCAGAAGCGCCTTCGAGACGCTGCCGCGGGCCGTCTTGGCGTCCTCGAACACCTTCTCGGGCGTGCGGATCGGGTTGCCGTCAGCGTCGATTCCGGCGTCTGTCAGGGCTGCTTCGATGGCGGCGAGTGTCGTCGCGTTGATCATCTCGGCGCGGGTGTTAGCTACTGCCCTCAGGAAGGCCGCTGTGCGGGCCAAATCGTAGCTGTCAGGGCTTGATCCGATGCTCTCGAGCGCGTCTGCGGCCACCTGGCCCGTTACGGCCATGGCGAGCGCGTACAGCTCGTCGGCCAGCTCTGCGTTCCAGCGTCCGGTGTCCCAGAAGCTCGCTGAGGCCTTAGCCCCTAGCTTGGAGAGGACGGCTGCCTGCTGCCGGGTCATGAAGCGGTCCCACGCCGCGTCGACCGCCTCGGTGGAGGCTTCGGACGCGGAGGCTACGAGCTTTCTCGGCTCTGCGACCGGCTCGTCATCCTGCTCGGCTGCCTTGACGCCTGGCGTGACCGCTACGGGGGCCGGTTCGGACTTCGGAACGGCCGGCTTGTCGCCTGCTGTCGTGTTCGCGGGCTGGATCAGGTCGTCGGCGCCGTCCTTCCGCGGGAGATTGAGCCTGTCGCGGGCTTCGTTGCGGCTCATGTACGCCCCACCGGTTGCGGTGTTGAGGACGAGCGCCTGCTCCTCGAAGGATCCGCTGAGCTTCTGGCCGATGTTGAACTCGGCGTACAGCTCCGGGCGTCCGGGGTCGGTGCGGGGGATGACGAAGCGGTTGAGCTTGCCCTCGATGAAGGCGAACTCTGGCCCGAGGGTCTCCGTGAGGAGCATCGACTTGAATTCCTTGATCGATCCGTAGGGCGCTCCGGTAGCGGAGCCGACCATCGTCGGGTTCACGTGGAAGGCGCGGGCGACGGTTTCGAGGCTGAGCTGAGCCGCCTCCACCCATTGCTCTTCCTTGGCGGTGAAGCGGGACTGGTTGATCGTCATGCCCTCCTCTAGGAGGAGGGTGCCGCCGGCCTTCGCGCCGCCGAGTCGGAATGCTTTGAGGCTTTCGATGAAGCGATTCCTCGCGCCGTCAGCCCATTTGGCGTCGGCCGGGCGCGTGATGTACGCGCCCATGGTGCCGCCGCCGGCCCACATTTTCTGTCGGAAGGCTGCCGCTGCTACCTGCTCTGCGAGGAGATCCTTGAGGCTCCGGATCGCGGAGACTGGCGCGTCGTCGTAGTAGGCGCTTTGGCTGCCGAAGCGCACAAAATCACGTTCCTGGTGGAGAATCGTGCTGCCGCCCGTGCCGGAGTAGCGGAGCTTGAGGTCACCGTCGAGCTCGGAGCCGCCGGCGGTGGTGAGGGACGGGATGGGCAAGGGTCGGAACTGCCAGCCGGAGGATGTGCGGGCTGTGAGCCACACCGCGTCGCTGAAGAGCATCCTGTCGCGGGCTAGGGACTCTTTGAGGTCGTACTGCGACATGCCGGGGTTCGGGGCCGCCAGCGCCTTCGCGATGTTGCTGTCGAAGTTGCGCTTTCGGCCGCCGTCGGCCTGGCGCTCGAAAATGTGAATGCCGATGTGGGCTGTGCTGCGGGCCCGGAATTCGATGACGGCGTGGAGATTGGGCTGCGAGGCGTACAGCTCCGGCTCGCTCATGCCACTGATCTTCGCCATGAGGGCGTTGAACTCGGGGTGGGAGAGAGGCGGTAGCTGCACCTCTGGTGCAGCGGTCCAGGCGGCGTCGGCTTTGGTGCCGCGGAGAGTGTCGATCAGCCCCATGCGAGGTCCTCTGTTTCGTAGATTGATTCGGTGGGAGCCACTCGACGGATGTCGGCGAGCGTCAGAGCCCAGTAGGCGAAGGAGCCTGCTTGCAGGGGTGCGACCTCGACGGGCGAGGCGCGGTCGTCGAAGAGGGCGATCGGGCCGAGGTGCTTCATCTGCGCGGCGGAGGCTGCGACGTTCAGCAGCTGCTGGTCGCGGTGCTGTAGCCGGCCTTCCTTGATCGCGTCGAGGAAGATTCCGGCGGAGGCGCCGAGGTCAGCGCCCTTGACGCCGGTGACGGGGAGCCCTGCTGCGACGAGGTGCTCGATGAGCTCGTACGTGTTGCCTGAGCCCTGCACGACGATCTCGGAGGCGCCCAAAGTGGGCCAGTGCTCGATGAGAGTAGGTACAACCCATGCGTTTCCGGCGCGCTGCGCGATGGTCTCGATCAGCGCCGTGCCGTCGGCCTGCCAGCCGGCCACTGTGATGTACGTCATGCCGCGGTCTGCGGCGGTGTCGACGCTGAGGATCACATTGGATTCCGGTGCGATCACCGCGTAGGGGGACGCTGCGGCCTCCCAAACACCCGGCTTCCAGGGGCCTGTGACCTCTGTGGTCACCCACTGGCAGAGGTGCTCGGTGCGGAAGGCGGCCGGGTTGGGCGACTGGGACGCTTCGATCAGGACGCTGATGTTCAGCGTGTAGCCGAGCGAGGGGTTTGCCTGAGCCCAGGCTTCGTGGTCGTCGATCTCGCAGCCGTCAGGGGCGCTCCACTCGAGGATCGCGACACGTGTGTTGGGGTCGTTGATTTTGGTGATCGCGTCGTCGCGCAGCTCTTTGAGGACGACGGATTTAGCTGTGCCGGCGTTGGAGACGCCGATCGCCTGCCCGTTGGGGCGCGCGGTTGTCGTCGCTTTGGCTGCGGCCCAGGCATCACGTTGCTCCTGTGTACGGAGCTCGTCGAAGAAGAGGCAGTCGCTGCTCCACCCTCGGGTGGCGTCCGGCTCGCTGGACTCGGCGCGGTACTCGGCGCCGTTCTTGAGCGGGATGCAGAGGTCCCCGTTGGCCACGCGCGGGCGGCCGGTCTGGGCCTTGAGCACAGGGATGGAGAGGATGAGCTTGCGCGACTCGTCCCATGGCTTTTTAGCGCCGGCCAGCTTGTGGGCGACGCCCATGACGAGCTCGCAGGTGGGGTCCGCGTAAAGCCGGTAGAGGGCCATGACTTTCATCACGGCCGATTTGCCGTTCTGGCGGGAGACGAGCAGCAGCACGGTACGGAATCGCAGCCGGCCGAAGGAATCGAGCTCTAGCGCGCGGATGAGGAATTCTTCTTGCCACGGCACGAGCTGCATGCCCATGACCCGCTCGGCGAACTCGATGGCAGCGAATCCCCAGCTGCTGGTGCGGGTGAGTACACACAGCGGCGCAGTGCCGATGCGCGGCTCGCGGACCCCGGCTACGGGACTGAGTGACGGGTCGTATTGCATCGCCACGGGAGTCCTTACTTGCGGGGTTTGGCACCTTCCGCTTGTAGGGAGGCGAGCGCGGCGGCGGCGGGATCGACGTGTGCGTCCGGGCCGGCCTGCTCGCGGCCATCCGGCGTGCAGCCGAGGGCGCGGAGCGCGTTGATGATGTGGGGGCCGAGGAAGAGCGCCTTCTGGAATCCGGCGGGATCCTCGAGTGCGGTCTTGCGAGCCATATCGATGGCGTCGGCGTAGCTGAGAGCGAGGAATTGTGCGCCTGCGTCGGCTTCTGTGATGGCCGTCGACGCCTTGAACGACGCGGCGACGGCAGTGCGCATGGTGCGGTAAGCCACCATTTCGGCCCCTTCCGAGGTCAGTTAGTCGAGAGGGGGGTACCCCCGTGGAGGGAGAGGACGACTACCCGGGGAGCCACGTCCAAATAATTTGAAATTTCAACAAATTCAAATTCGGAATTTCATTCAGATTTGGAGTTTTTCTTGAACCAATCCCGGGACAGGATTCCGATCGAAAGAGGCGTCTTGTCGTTGCCTCGACGACGGTTGCAGCCACGGTGGGAAGCCCTCAGGTTCTCTCGGTCCTCAGCCCGTTCCGGGTACAGGGAAACGGGGTAGACGTGGTCCGGTTCGAAGATCCGGTCGTCGGTGGTGTCGACGAGCCCGTAGTCGATCGGGTGGGTGCACAGCCAGCAGGGGCGGTCTGCGGCCTTGCACTCTTCGTAGAAGCTCTTGCGGAGGATCTTCCACGCGCGGGTGGACCGACCGGCGTTCTTGGCCACGCCGGTCGGCTTAGCGCTGGCCATGGGCCCGGCTCAGCTCTGGGCTGAGGGGGCGAACACCATCTCGCCGAGGTTCGCGTAGACGGGCACCGAGACCTCGTAGTCCGAGAAGTTCTCGCCGTCGGTGGATAGCTGGACAGTCACGTAGACCGTGCCAACGTTGAGTGGGCTCTTTGCCATGGTGGATCCTTCGGGTTAGATACGGGTGAGGACGCCGGCGGACTTGTCCTGCAGCTCTTGCAGCGAAGCTGCGAGCGCGACTCGCTTGGCCTCAGCGGCAATCAGCTGCGCGGTGCTCTGCCGCGACAGGGCTACAACGCGCTGCCGCCTGGCGGCGCGGTTGCCGGTGAGGAAGGCGGGGGAGACTGCGGCTCCGAGGTCAGCTCGCACCCATGTGGAGCCCGTCTTGAGACGCACGATGATCGCCGCGAGTGCGGTCTTGGAAGGCACCTTGTTCGCGTACAAGACGCGGTCGGTGCCGATGATCTGCACGGGCGTGATCCCGTTGAGGAAGCTGTCGATGAGGTCGAGGTTCTTGATAGCCATGGTGCTGGTCTCCTGGGGTAAAGCGAACGGCCGTCCAATCGGACGGCCGTGGAACCCCGCCGAGGCGGGGTGAGGTGCAGTCGGCCGCGTGTTGCGGCCGGCTGGTGGAAGGTCAGCTGGAGCGGGGTTCGACGAAATTGATGACGGCAGCAATGTCGTTCGTGCGCTCGTACGAGCTGGACCCGCTGTCGGCGTCGTCGTGGAATCGGCGCACGGCGTCGACCAAGGCGCCCCTGCTTCCGTCTTCGAAGTCGGCGGTCGAGTTGACCCCGTCTCCCAGAGCGTCGCAGGAGCAGCCGCTGTCGGACACCCAGTAGTAGCGGCCTGCGGCCGGCGAGTAGTACGCCGCCAGCGTCCGCCAGCTGTAACCGGATCCTGTGTCCGCCACTACGACTGGCACGAAGCCCTCGGTGCCTTTGACGAAGCGGTACTCGCTGATCGCCGCTGTGGTCGGCTCCTGCGTCTCCTTCTGCTCGGCTACCTTCCGGTAGATCGGCAGGTGGAACGGGGACGGGGACGGTGCGGGGAGGACTCCGGTCGCTTGTGCCCAGTCCAGGACTCGGGCGATGGACGGGAGCGTGAACTGCTCGTTTAACCCGGTGAAGTCGATGTTGAGGGGAACTTTCTTCACCGGCTCGTCCGACTCGTCCATGAACTGATCGTCCGTTTCGGATTCGTCAGCCTCCATGGACGCGGCTTCTGCGATGAGGTCACCTGCGACCTCGCGGAGCAGATCGGCGCTGACCACGCCTACGTCGAGATGCGTCGTCGGGCCGTAACCGCTCTCGTAGCCCCGCGAGCGGAAGCCGGGGCCGTCGTCTTTGTGCAGCACCACCTCCGGAGTCACGTGCGCCTTGACGGTGACGGTGTAGGCCATGCCGAGGCCGCGCGCCTCATGGTCGTTGATGGTGAGGGGGACAGCTGCCGTGTAGGTGCCGAGGTCGATCTTCAGTTTCTTGCTCATGTGCTTCTCCTTGGTGGTGCGGGGTGGCGCGCCGTCCGCGGGGTGCGG